GGTACTGGATCGGGTCAAACTCGGACTATCTCTGATGATACTGGCGTTTCTGGCGGCAGCAGAACAATAATTGTTTCACCTGCATTTGATACAACGCCTGATGCTACATCAGAAATAGAAATCAGATGGGGTGACAGTGCAGCAGATACTGAGTTTACAAATGTATATTACCCAAATGGTATTTACTTTGAAAACGTTGTTCGGTGTAAATCTATTGGAGACCACTTTGAAGATTTAAACTGTCCTGTTTACATTGGATCAGACACAGGTGACGAGCTTGGTTTTGTAAACTCGCACTTTGAAAATACTGACGGTGTTCGCATTGTACACGAAAGTACTCATGTCGAGCCTGGTCTTTTACTTGGCACTCGGTATCGTGGCAATGAGGCATACAATACAACAAACATTCTTACAGGTTTAACAATGGCTAGATCGGAAACTGATCTGTCTGACACAGACGATTTGTTTTTCCGTGACTATGGGTTTGTTGCTCGTTGCATAAACAAGTCTGGATCAACACTTAATGACAATGAAGTTGTTGTTCAAAAAACTGCGGGTGTAACTCAGGGCTTGCGTGTTGAAACGACAACAACAACAGATGATGATTTGCCAATGGTTATTGTGTCCAAGGGTGGCAGTGCTGCGGATGATGCAATTACAACGTATGCTATGTCTGGGTCTGTTGTCGATGTTGAGGTTGATACTGCTGCGGTAGCTTTGAATGACACTATTGTTACATCAACAACGGCAACCAAAGGCAAAACAAACAATAGTCAAACTGATCCTAAAAAAATTATTGGGTATGCAATGTCTGAAAAATCGTCTGGTTCTGTAGGCGTAGTTAAAGTGAGGATACTATGACAATCAAACAGCAAGGCGGCATCTTTGGTCGCAATCCAACTTTCAATGAGGTTGATGCCACAGACATCACAACGGAAAGCCTGTCTTTACTAAAGAACAATCCATTTGTTCGACTTGATGACAGTGACACAGATAACAATGGTGAGTTTAGATTAGACAATACATCTGTTCGTATTGAGGCTGACAAGGACAATGCTGTTGCTGGCAGCAAGATTAAGTTTAAGATTGATAATTCTGAGATTGGTTTCTTTGATGAAAACGGACACCTAGACATTGATGGCAATCTTATTGTGGCATCAGGGCAAGGCATTGACTTCTCTGCCACCTCTGGCACTGGTACAAGTGAACTGTTCTCGGATTATGAGGAAGGGAGCTGGACGCCAACTCAGGGCGGTGGGACAACAGTAGTGGGTAGCTTTTCATCATCTGGCAAATACACAAAGATTGGTCGTTTAGTAACAATTACTGGTGAAATGTCTGGTTCTACAAGTATTGCTCTATCTTCTGCTGGAATTATAGCAACAGGACTTCCATTTGCTCCTTCTGGCGTATCAATAGGTGGATTGAGCACAGGTGCTGTTGATGTTAGCAACAGTGTTCTTATTAGCAATGTAGCTAGTGGTAGGGTTTACGCAACGGAAGCAGTTAGTGCAACGGCATCCACAATATATTTCACAGCTTCATACGAGGTCTAACAATGGCTCTTACGAAAACACATAACAGAATGATTGATGGAGCTTCTGTCAATGTAAAGGATTTCGGGGCCACAGGTGATGGGACAACTGACGATAGCACAGCAATCGCCTCTGCAATTACTCATGCTGATACAATAGGTGGGGCAACAGTATTTTTCCCAGAGGGGACTTACAATGTAGGCTCTACAGGAATATCCCTCACTTCTTCAAAGGTAAATCTTCTAGGTGTTGGCAGTGGCAATGAAGAGGCTTCTCCATCTACGGCTGCAACTGTAATTAAAGGCACATCCACATCTGACGAAGTAATTAACGTTGGAACATCTAGTGCTCCTTTGTTTAGAATATCTATCTCTAACTTGTCTGTTGATACCGTTGCCTCAATGACCGTTCCAGCAATTAAGGTGTTTGCTGATCGTTGTTCATTTAAAAACTTGCACGTTGACGGTGGTGATAGCTGTATTTTGTTGGCTGGTGGTATTTCAAATTACTTTGAGAACTGCACATTACGTGATGCTGTAACTCAATGCTTGTTTATTGATGGTCAGGTGTCAGGCGGCACAAACAATAATATGTTTGTAAACATGGACTGCCGTGGTGCTGGAAGTTACGGCATCAAAGTAAAGACAAATGCAGGGCTTGCAGCAAGAGACAACACATTTATGAATTGCATTATGCAAGTAAATGTCACTGCTCTTTATGAAGATGCGGTTCGCAGCAGGCATTTCAGTTCTCACTTTGAAGGCAACTCAACACTAAACGGTGTAGAGTATGGATCATCTGCAACAGAGAGCATGTTTATCGGTGGCAACACTTTTGCTGAGACGGGAACAAGACCAGCTTCAACTATGATTGTTCATAGTGGGGTTATTGGTGGAGCAAACATTGATGCCTCATCGAATGGCAGCTTGGAGGTTTTGTCTGATGGTGATTTGCGATTGTTCTTTGATACTGACGACAATGGCGATCAGTTAGAGATTTACAAAGCTGGCTCAACACCTGCCACTGCTGATTTGTTGCTGCATTTAGTTGACACAAGTATTCTGATGGATGCGGTTACTGATGTAAACTTAGCTGGTGTTGCTCAGATATTGAGGGCAACTGCTTTGGGTGTTGAAGATCGTGCAACTGATCCATCTAATCCATCGGCTGGTCGTATGGTTCTTTGGCAATCTGATGGCACTGGTGCAGGTGATGATGGTGACATCATGGTTAAAATTACAGATAGTAGTGGCACAACAAAGACAGCAACACTGTTAGACTTTAGCACACTTTAATGCGCCTAGTGCGTGGACAGTCCAGCCAAGGAGGTAAACATGGCCCTGACTAAAACAACACTTAACGACAAGATCGAAGTCATTAATCATGGTGACTGGTCATCAGTGCAAGTACGCACTGCGACTATCATTGCAGAAGATGGCGCAGAAATCAGCCGTACATTCCACCGTCATGTGGTTATGCCTGATGCTGATCTTGCAGCAGAGGATGCTGATGTTGCTGCTATCTGTACTCCAGTATTCAGTGACGCAGTTAAGGCTGCTTATGCTGCACACTTGGCAGAGGGAGAGTAATCATGGCTGCTGTAACAGAAACACTAGGTTCTAACACAAGCACAGCCTCTCTGCAGGTAGTTGGTCACTTCAACCTTTCTATCTCTGGTACATGGTCTGCTACAGTTACAGTACAACGTAGCTGGGACAACAGCACATGGTTCGATACAGATACCTTTACATCTAACTACGAAGGTGTAGGGTTTGATGCAGAGGAAGTCTATTACAGAGCAACTGTCTCAGGGTATGCCTCAGGTTCTGTTGTCATCCGTATATCTGACAATCGGGACTTCACATCTAAGACTGTCTTCGTAGCTTAGAGGGTGCCATGGAAGATAATTGGCACCTCAGTAAGTCAGTACCTGTAACTCTGGTACTGGCTATCGTTGCACAGACAGTAGCCCTTGTCTGGTATATTTCAAGTTTAGACAGTGCCGTAGATACTAACTCAAGAGATATTATTCGTAATGAAACTCGTTTAGAATCTCTGGAAACTATCGTTCAAAGTCAAGCTGTAACTCTTGGTCGTATGGATGAGAACATCAAAGCCATTAGAGAATCAGTTGAAAAGATGGCTAGTAATTAATCTTGACATATGTTTAGAACTGTGATATAATGGCTACATTAGAACAAATCAGGGATGCATCTGAACAAGACTTAGTAACTTTTATTAGGTTGGTGTCACCTGAGCAAGTCCTAGGGCAGTGTCATGAAGATGTCTGTAACTGGTGGACACGAGAAGATCATAAGTCTCACCAACTATTACTCTTCCCTCGTGACCATGGTAAGTCAAGGTTAATAGCTTACAGGGTTGCATGGGAACTAACCAAAGATCCTACCCTGAGAATACTTTATATCTCAGCTACAGCTAACCTTGCAGAAAAACAATTAGGGTTTATTAAGGGCATCCTTACGTCAGATACTCACAGGAGATACTGGCCTGATCATGTCAACCCTGATGAAGGCAAACGTACTAGATGGACTAACTCAGAAATTATGTTAGACCATCCATTAAGGAAGAAAGAAAATGTTAGAGACCCTTCGATCTTTACTGGTGGGCTTACTACGTCACTCACAGGAATGCATTGTGACATTGCTGTCTTGGATGATGTCGTGGTGTACGAGAATGCTTACACGGGTGAAGGACGCAATAAAGTCAAAAGTCAATACTCTCTTCTCTCGTCTATTGAAGGTGCTGAAGCTAAAGAGTGGGTCGTAGGCACTAGATACCATCCAGCTGATCTATACAATGATTTGCTTCAGATGACAGAAGAAATCTTCAACGATCAAGGAAATAAGATCGGAGAGGAAAACATATATGAGATTTTCGAGAAACCAGTAGAGGATCAGGGCGA